AATCATTTTAAGATTATCTTGCATATCACACCAAGCGTCCTCGCTTAGGTATCCAATTTCGTCATAAAAATAACCTTCTATGCGAATGGCAATGTCTGTTATTGCATTATGTTTAATCATTGGTTCTCCTCAATGTTTGTAATTTCGTTAGGGCTAAGTTTAATACCAAAGTCATCATAGAATTGTTCAATTACCTTATCTATGTAATCTTGTTTGCTTTCTGCCTCGCCTTTATTTCCTGCCCACTCTATTTTAATTACGCTTGTATAAGTTTTCATCGGTTCTCCTTTGCCCTGATGGGCGTTAGTGTTTGGTATGAGATACGCCATACCAATTAGCGTTATGGAAATACTTTATCTCTAATAATTCTATCTAATACAATGGCAAACAAAATGCCAGACATTAAACTATAAGTGCAAATCAAAACTGCACATAAATAAGTCATCATCAATAGCCAATACTTTAGCCTTGCGTTTCTGTCCAACCTTTTCATTAAGCATCCTCGCTTACATACTCATTAACACAAGCGTTCTTGTGATTATCCATAAAGGCAGATAGCAATTTTATTCCGTCACAATATTTATCTATAAGTAACTTGTGCGTTTTAAGTGACTCCGTTGCAAATAAAATCTTTGCAATGATTAGTTCTTCCTCAAATGAGGTAAACATATAGTTAGGAAAGAAGTCGCTATCTGAACAGGTATCAAGCACACCACCCCTAAAGGATAGATACCAACCATAATTATAATCCTTGTTGTTATCACCCAACCGATACAATGATACTGAGTTCATACCACCACTTACAATCGGGTCTGTATCTTGTGGTCTTATGCCGATAAAGTTTGTCCTAGATACGGATAGTTTGCACTTGTAAATTAAGCCAATACTTTTCAATAGTTTGGTAATGTTAGTTGGGCATATAAACTTAAAGCGATATGAGTCAGTCTTAGGATTATGCTCTGCCTCTAGCATAGTATTCCAATGAGAAACAAGTTGTCCATAATGATTTTGATATAGACTTTTCAAATCGGTATCGCCATAAACCCTACCCAATGCTTTCATATAAACCCTATGCACCATTTCACTATCGTCATAAGTATGGGGAAATGCGGGGAATAAAATAGCCAAGAGTTGTGGGACATCTAGGGTTTCAATCGTTTTATCTTCGTCTATTATACGAAGCCTTGCCCTGAATATATCGCATATGTTCCCATCAGTCGTAAGTTTATCTATGGGAATGCCACACTCTTTATAGTAACTATCCCATTGTTGCATTGTAGAATTATCTTCCGTTTCTAATATAGAAGCGTAAGTTCTTCGGCAATTTTGCACCACATTATTGCTATCCCAATAGTCTATAAGACTATCCGTAGTTGGACTATGCCTGAATGTTATTTCATACACACTCCAACCACAATCAAATAGGCGGGCATATCTTTCCTGACCATATGCCTTAATCCACTTGTCAATAATACTCATAATCGTTTCTCCTTTAAGGTTAGTTAAACATTACATTTAAGTTGTTTATGGTGATCTCCATACATCCAAAAAGCACAATCATCACACCAAATCTCTCCACCACCATTGTTATCTGAGTCCTTATACCAACCTAATTCCGTATGGTGATAAGTATATTGACACATTTCGCATTGGTCGTGTAGTTCAGGGTTTTCCATAACGGCAGAGGCAGGAACTTTATCTTCGTAATGTCTTTCGTATGGCTTAGTGCCATAATCATCATCAAGATTGTAAGCGTAAGGACTTGACTGATGCACATAGGAACTTGCTTGGGTAGGCTCGTAGGTATTTTGGTATCCATATCCACCGAACGATCTCCAATCTCTCGTTGGCTTAATTGATGCACCCAATTCGGCTTTGGTTGTTTCCATAGTAATCAGGTTGATATAAGTATCTTTGGGGACACTACCCATTTTCTTAGGTGTCAAACCTACCCTAGATAACGCACTCTCTAAATGTGATTTATCGCTACTGATAGCAATACCCCACTTGCCTTGTGCATAAGAGAGTTCCTGATTACCACGAAAGGTAAACAACTCATCACCCTTAGACACGATAAGACCACACGACCCTGAGACTTTCTTAAGACCATCAACAATGCCGTGTTCTGCTATGGCTTTAACGATACGACCTGAGTCCACAGCGTGATCTTGGTCGCCATAACCCTCAACATCAACGACCCCATTATGAGCAAGGGTATAGTCTCCATAAGTAAAGGGGTGTTGGTTCTCAACGCTGACTGATCCGTGAGTAGCCCAACGGCTATGACCTGCGATCCAATTATTCTTATTAGGAGACCAATTCCCAATGAACATACGGACGGGCTTACGATTAGGCGTATCCCAAAACTCACCGACTTGTCTTAATACTCCTTTCTTATGCCACATACCGAATGATTGACCACCTCTGCTGTCGTTAAACTCAGCGAGTAAATACGCAAGATTGCGTAATTGATTAGAGCATTTGTTATGCTCGGGAATGATTGCCCAAATACCACACATAATTATTCTCCTTATAAGTTAGTTAGATTGAAAAGGTTTCATTAGCGTCATTCAAGTGATAACGAGTATAGATATTCTGTAATGACGATTGGCACTCATCAGACAAGCCGATCGTATCGCCTAACTTTTGAACGATATTGGTAGGCAATACAGAGTCTTGATGATTGACTGAGGCACAGAGTTCAAAGAACTTATACATATCAGGCATTACATCAGGTGATATGCGATCCCAACTCTTTTGTTCAGTCATCAACTTGACCATATGATCTACGAGTTTCTGACTTAACTCAATACGAGCCAACGCATAATTGCGAGAGCCCGTTGAGGGGAATAGCCTGAACTCAAAGGTTTTCATACTACGAACAGCAATAGCAGGATAACTTACGCTATTGGTTTTCTTGAGTTCTTTAGGCTTACTACCCTTGTTCCTGAACGCAAATGGATTGGTGCAATAAGTATTTAACGCACGATTTTTGCCAATGAAACATCTCGTTAGATTTACAAAGGCATTACCGAACATAATCATCACTTCTTCGGGAACATCAGCATACTCAATTTCATCAACAAAATCGTTCTCAACTCTTGAGTAATAAGTCTCGCCATATTCAGTATTCTTCTTGCTTATTAATGAGCCTTTGATATTAAAGCGAGTTGTATATTCCTTAGCCATACCACTTACCCAAGACATATCCTGATGCTTACCAATGATGTCAAACAATTCGTGGGCATCAGTATGAATGTGCATACCTGCTGACTTACCTTGTATCTGAACACCATACTTATCACACAGATCATAGAAGTCAATGACTTCGTTCTGTATGATATGACCCGATAACGGATTAGTTACGAACTCTAAAGCGTCAGAGGGTAATGAGCCGTCCTCGTGAATACCCCACCTCTTTAATTTACTCTTTAATGCCTTAATAAAACTATGTTGGTTGGCATTTTCCTGAGTTTCAAACTCTATACCTATTGTTCGCTGAGTAAATTGCTTAGTGGTGTTACCTACGCTGGGTATACTACTTGTTGATTGATAAAAGTCCTCACTCTCATCATCTTCATTATCAAAATTACAATTACAATTATCACTTTCGTGAAAATAGTCATCACATTCATTACAATACCAATAGTTATTGCGGAAACAATCACGACACATCTCGCTTAAACTTACATTATCAATATATACATAAGTATCCTGACAATCATTACAACTAGCAAGTAAGCCCTCATTATAGAGGGTGGCAAAATCATCTGAATAATAATAACTTCTTATGTGATCTCTGTCTCTTGAACAATCTATGGGTCGTGATAAGTTTATTCTTATATCACCATCAGCCACAAGAAAATTGCCCAAATGTATTGGGTCATATTCGTAAGGCTCAATAGCCATAACCTTATCCGTGTTCTTCAAGAGATAGTCTAACGCTTTGATAAAGCGTTCTTGTAGAGGTTCAGACCCCTGATATTCGGGGTGTGGCATCTTGATAGTATTTACATCTACACCAAAGCCTTCTATATAGACGCCCCCGCACATTCTATCCGTTAAGAGTTTGATAGTATGCTTATTGATGCCACTCTCATTGAACGGAACAAAGTCATTGGGGAAATAGCGTTCTAATTTCATCAACGCTAATATATTCCCAATGGACAAGGGTTGTCCGCAGGTGGTAGTTAGGGGGAAGTTGATTGTGGTCGCCATAATTGGCTCTCCTTTAATAGCCCTTGATAGGGCGAGTATGGTGAGATTTATATGGGTATCTCACCTTGACCCTTATTAGACTACCTTTCTCCGTTATGGTCTAGTTGCGTTGGAGTATCAATCATATCAATGAATACCACTTCTGTTTTAGTTTGCCAATCATTATCGGGAATTGAATTGGATATGCTATTGTTCTCATACCATTGAGAGTCTTTGTAAATAGGTATGTATAATGAGCCACAGATATACCCAATATCATCTTGTCCCACGCTTTGTATGGATATTTTCTTGGGGTCAATGCGTCTTAGTTCGCTATGTGCACAAGCATCTTTCCACTCCTCTCCATAATTGTTGCTTGTGCTTATGCGATAGTTAATACAAACCTCGCTTGACTGAGGACACTTTGATAAAAACTCTATTAGTTCTGATACTTTCATTGGCTCTCCTTATTTATCGGTGAATGGAAAGTTTGACTCAGGTGCATATGCACCACTCATAACCCTTTCTACTGCCTCATTATGCATATCCCAAGCGTCATAAAGGTCTTCTGCATAATCATATTGAGTAAGGGTTAAACCCATATTGCAATCAGGGTGCTGAACATAGGTTGTCCACTCACTTGGATATGGATAGGGTTTGTTGGTCAAAAACTCGTGGTTAGGGCGAGTAGTTTTAACGATAGCGTTGCGACCCTCTCCCATATCTATGGTTGTTTTGGCGAGTTGCTCTAGCCAATTATGATTAAAGAACTTTGACATTATACATTCTCCTTATCTATAAATTTATTAAGTTCATCAGGACTAAGTTCGTCTCGTTTCTCATAATCAAGGTGAGACCCACCCTTTAACCCTGTATATCTAACCATTAGCACTTTGTATGGTGTAGGTTGTTCAAAGCCTGACCCCCAAATCTCCCTATCCAAAGGAAACACATAATATCCATATACATCTCGTATATACTGTATTTCATTGGTGCAAGGGTGATTTATAATAGGCATCTCACTTAATTCTAAATCGCCTATGCATTCACAGTCATACCCATTGCCGTGGTATCTATTCATACCCACGACATTCATATCATCAGGATATGCAGATAGTTGCTTGATGAGTTCTGATACTTTCATTATTCACTCTCCTTTGCATTGTTTATCATTGCTATGACTTTCTCTTTAGGTAGGACATCTTCCTCTCTATATGTAAGTGGATACGCACTCTTTGTGCATTCAACTAGTTCTGCCACAAGCACATTAAATACATCTGTATTATCAGCGTTATAGCCGTTACTATCGTAAGGCAAAGTAAAATCGCCAAGTGGATCCAAGTCATCTTGTAATGGCATTACTCTACGATTTTCTTCCCTATTAATGAACGGAACAGTCTTTATTGATAGGTTAAATCGGTAATTAACCTCAGTATGCCAACTACGATCTTCATAAAAGATGATATTCATATCATCAGGATATGCAGATAATTTCTTGATGAGTTCTGATACTTTCATAGTATCTCCTTAGCCCATAATGGGGCGAGTATGGTGAGATTTATTAGGGTATCTCACCTTGACCCTTTATTTTCCGACCACCATATGTATGATATCGTTTCTAAGTCTACATAGTCGGTTTCGGCTATGCGTGTTACCTTTCCCGTTTCTTTATTTGTTTTAATAAGACCAAACAGACCTGTTTTGGTATTTTCCTCTATTACGACCCAATGAGTTTCGGTTACATCCATAATTTCGTAGTTAAAGAAGTCGCTGTCTGACATTATTCACTCTCCTTATAGTTAAGCATTTGTGCCTCAAATGATAAGTCCCATAATAAGCGATTGATCTCGGCTCTACGCTTATGGTGCATAGGCTTGATGAGTTGATTGAGGGCTCTCGTTTTATTATTAGCCATTAAAACACCTCCTTGATGATGATATTGGCATAGTTTTTATGAAAGAAGTGGTGCATAAATAACCTAGCGACTTCAATAAGCATTAAAGCACCCTCGCTTTCACTAAGATGGGTTTGCCTAAATAGGCAGGGGCATCTACCTTAGTAGTCTTGTGGATTACCTTGACAATGCCCCGAACTCTATCTAAGCCGTGACACTCACGAATATAGCGATAGAGTTCTTTCTTACCTCTTAAGGCGTAAGAGGTTCGGTGGTAGCGACCATCTCCAATGAGATAGGTGTAAAAGTAAGTCTGTTGCATAATGCAACTCCTTTCTGCCCTAGTGGGCTAAACCTAATCTGACTTGTCCCATAACATTATGGGGGGTGGCGATTAGGCTCGGTTTGTTTGCCACGAAGAACAGACTACCCCCTGCCTTTTTTTTGTCAAGTTTTGTTCGCAAGTCCTTTGTTTTCAGCAACTTGCAAACAATTTGTTTCTTAAACAATAAACGATATTAAGCCATAGCGTTAATTCGTTTAATATAACCCATAGTGTTAATCTTTAATCATTGATATATTTATATGTTAAGTAATCGTGTTTAGCGTAGGGCATTTAGGATATGAGAGGATACGAACCTAACCACCCCTACGGCTAACTCGTTTAGATTTATACATTTACACTATGGTGCAACGCCGATTGTTCCACGAGGAACATAGCCTAGCCCTAGCCTATGGAAGCCCTACCCCAACCCCCATAAGCCTAAGCATATCAGCATTTACATATGCGTTTAAGAGAATACCCACCCCCCCTAAATGCGTTTACTAGCGTTACTATGCAGACCGCTTAAATGTGTGTGTGTGATGACAGCCCCTTTTATAAGATTAAAAAAAAAGAGAAAGGCTAGAGGCTACCCTACAAGTAGCCCCTAGCACGATCCCTTGGTGCTTAGCCGATTAGGTTAAGCAGTTCCTCTCTCTCATCGTTTTCATTGTCGATGAGGGCTTGGGCGAAGTCGTTGAGTTTGACTTCGTGTTTTTTGCAGAGGTCTCGAACCTCTCCGTTGAAGTCTGCATCACCTTGGAAAGCGTAACGCAGAAGATTTGCCACGCCGTTTACAGCGTAGTCGTTGTCCGAAACCGCATCGAGAATGTTCTCGATAGTTTCAGCGGTGATGCCGTTGGCTTTGATGCCTTTGGCGAGGGCTTGTTCAAAGGTCTCTTTGACCTTTGCAAGTTTCTTGGTTGCCATAATTGGCTCCTTTCAGAAAGGGTTTGTAGGTAGGCGACTGTAGGTATCGCCACAGGGGCAAGCACTACGCCTGTCCTGATATTGTTAGACTGATGCCTGTCTTATGGTTGTCAATAGATAAGTTCAAAATAAGAACAAAGGGGCAGGGTAGAAAACACAAAGGGGGGGCAGGGTCTCCCGTGCCTACGGGCGGGGGCTACAGAAGCCTCCATCTCTTTTTTACGGAGATTTTCAAACTTCATATTGACACTAGAAGAGAGAAGAGTTTGTTGTGTAAACGGCGTTCCTTTCAGTAGAGCCCTATATGAACCCTGAGCCTAGGAGAGGACACAATCTCCCCTTCTTACGGGGGAGACTATGAACCCTTTCGCCTTTGGCTTGGGACAAATGCTACCTAACTACTGATATGATTTAACTTATCAACACCCCTTGGTTGTTCGGTTGGGTGACTTGTTAGTATCTCTTACAACGGTGGCTTTAACGACCTAGCAGTGAGCCATTAAAGTTGTGGGGCAAGCCCCTTTCTATCTTCAAGTATTTTTTCTGTTTTATGCAAAACTCTTCCTATACTGCTCGTGGAGTCGTAACTCCTTCTCGGCACTCTCTACATTTGAGGTATACCCCTGAGCGTGAACCCTGTAGAGCGAAGACCCCAAGATAAGCGAAAACTTACCTCGGCATCCCAAGTAATCTTTGCGGAACGAAGCCTATTTGGTACTTGGTGGAAATCCTATAAGAGCGACTCCATACAAAGTGTAACATAACTTTTTTGACTAAATGTTAAAATAAAATAAAATTGTGCTTGACAAACCTAAATGGATTGAATAAATCTAGTATTTGTAATACTTAAGCATGAACAGGAATTTATGACGATTATCGCCGCAATAAAAGAAGTTGACAAAATCGTTTATGGCTCGGATACCAGAGTGACGTTTGACAACGGCCCCGCCTATGACGTGGCTACTAAGTGGAGAAAACTCAAGGGCAAGAGTCCTAAGTTCCCTATCTACATAGGCTCTGCGGGATCCTCAAGACTCGATAACTTAATACTGTCAAGTGCAAAAAATTTCGAGTCCGCTTCTAGTTGTTTTGAAATTGCAGACATCTTAAAGAAGGCTATTGCGGCTGATGGATGGAAAGAGGAGAAGGAATCAGGGGGAGAGCCACAATCGTATTCATTGGATATGCTAGTGATCTTTCAGAACCATCTCTATCGTATTGCAAGTGATATGTCCGTTACCGAGATACCGTCCTTTGAGTTTTGTGCGGTGGGGAGCGGGGAACCTTATGCACTAGGGGCCGCCCATGGCACGAATAGCAAGAACTCTAAAGAGCGTATTAAGAAGGCCATACAAGCGGCGATTAAGTATGACCCCAACTGCGGTGGTCGTGTGCAAGTTGGAACGATTGAATTTTAATTTTATTCTTGGAGATTTATGTCACAACTACCCAAACCTAGACTGAGTTACAAACACGGGATAGATAGAAACAAACACGAGATCAGGCTCTACGACAGCACGGGTCTTTTATTCTTAACGGGCTATGGTCAATCTTTTGAAGATGCCTTTCACCAGACTGGAATTCTTTTGAAAGAGTACATGGAACAGCAAATGTCACTACGCCGATCTAATATGAAGATGCCTTCTTTGCGTGAGCAGTTTAAGCCCTACAAGAAATTAGACGGGTTCTTCCCTATTCGAGAAGACCTGTGGAAACAAATGACGGAGATTGATTTCATCAACGGATACATTGGTATTATTACTCAGGCCGAACTGGGTCGTATTCGTGGTGTCTCTCGTCAGGCCATTCATCAATCCGTGGCTCGTGGTGATGTAGAGATTTTTGTATGGAGAGACGAAAAGTATATTCCGTTTGATACAATCGCCGTATCGCCCCTGTTCTATGACCAGATGGGTAATCCGATGGTGATTTATTATTCAGAAAACGGCAAGAAAAAGAAACCCCGCAGACGCTTTAAAAAGGAAACCCTATGAGCATCGACCCTAAAGAAAATTGGGCCCACCTAGACCGAGAAACTCTTGACGCCATCATTGAGTATGCCGAGTTGGCGGCTGTAGAACTCCCTGAAGAGTTTGAGTTGGACATAGAGGAAGCCGCTCATCTAATTAAAGTCCAATCTCACCTACTCTTGTGCATACGATCTTTACTCTTGCATTGTGATGAAAAATATCGCAAGAAGATAGAATTAAAAATGAAAGAATCAGAAAAAAGCAATAAAAAGAATTTTATTTCTTAACTTATATTTATACTTTTATACTAGGAGAACTTATGAGTACACCCATAAATACCGAGAATTGGCCAGAGCCCAAAAAACCCGCAGGCTTTGGCGTTGAGATGTCTGAGGTTCAGTTTGAAAAGATGATGAATCACTTTAACAACCTCCTCGGTGAAACGCAACGCAGAGAAGTTGCGGTAGCACAGTCGCTTGAGGATCTAAAGCAAGTCGAATCCGTACGAACCTATGCCTCAGTGGTGAGAGATATTACCACCAGCATACAAACCTTATCACAAATTCAGGGATCGGAAAAAATTGTTGATCAGTTGATTAAGTCTTTGTCGCTGACCAACGAAAATTTCCACGCCCTAGGAGTTCAGTCCATTGGCCAAAAAGCAGATCAGCAGACACTATCAATACAAACTGACGAAAAAACAGTATTGTAAACTTAGAAAGTTGCAGTATGCGGAAATTCATAACAGAGAAACGAGAAGACATGGTGAGTCATTGAGACAACTTAACTCTTACAAGGGTCAAATGGACAGACTACGCCGTGACGCTCAAACCGATGAGTGGATGATTAATGGAACAAGTCACAGTCGGCAAGACATTATGTTCAAAGTTCTCGATTGGATTACCGAGGGCAACTCACTTAAGATGTTTTGTGAGCAGCCAGGGGCTCCCAGCATTGGCACCATTTACAAATGGTTCAAAAACCACCCCGATTTTGAGCGAGATTACCGCATGGCGGAAGAGGCAGCCGCCCATGTGATGTCGGATAAGGCACTTTTGGAGGTTGTTCACCTCACAGAACGAGAAGATGTGCCTGTGGTGAAGTTAAGATACGATGCTTTGACCCGTAGAGCCGCCCAAATGAGCCAAAAATTCCAAGATAAACAGGTTTTTAGGCAAGAAGAGGACATAAAATCCGTTTCGGATGACGAATTAAAGCGAAGAAAAGAGGAATTAATGGCCAAAGTCAAAGATACGCTTCGATCTGAGGGTTGGACACCGCCCGAAAACGAGTTAGAGGCCGAGGTCATTGAAGAAAACAAAGAGGAAACCGATGAATAAACAAAAAAGGGGCCGTTTAGCCCCTTGTTTGCAAAACCTTTTGAGGTTAAGTTATTCAACAACAGCCACATATCCTTCAGTAGGATATGCAAAGCCCTTGGAACCCTTACCTTGCTCGGTTTTTGCACTTTCTTGTGCAAATTCTTCTCGTCCTGATTTTTTCATATCGGACTCAAAGTTGGTATTTTTAGCCATTTTGTACTCCTTGGTTGTGAGTGCAAGTCAAACCTAACTACAGTATAACATTGGTGAAAACATGGATTTTAGCAGGGAATTAGAACTTTTAGAAAAAGAAATGGGCCGCCGAGAGCGAGAAAATAGGCTCAAAAACTTCAAACCCTACCCAAAACAGTTGGAGTTTATGAACGATGAGCACAAGATTGTGGCCTTATTTGGGGGTAATCAGTCAGGTAAAACTACGGTTGGGTCGGCTTTTGTGGCTTATCACCTAACGGGCGAGTATCCGTCTTGGTATAAGGGCATTAGGTTTGATCGTCCCGTAACGGTATGGGTTGCAGGAGAGTCCTCGACTCGTGTGCGAGACACCCTGCAAGAGAAACTCTTCGGCCCTATTGGAGACTGGGGCACGGGTCTTATACCCAAGCCAAACATCGTTGGCGATCCCGTTCGCAAGGGGGGTATACCTCATGCGATTGATATTGCACGAGTTAAGCACCGATCTGGAGGTAATAGCATTATTCAGTTCTTTTCTTACGATCAGGGCCGAGAGAAATTTCAGGGATCAACCGTTGATTTAGTGTGGTGTGACGAGGAACCGCCTGAAGATATTTACAAAGAAGCCAAAATGAGGACGATTGCGGCCTCTGGATATGTTTTCCTGACCTTTACCCCTCTGAAGGGTGTAACGCCTCTCTGTGACGAAATAATGAGCAATTTTGATAACATGTACGGAGTTCACTTCCTTACTTGGGATGATGTAGATCATTTGAGTGAAGAAGATAAGAAAATACAGATTGCAGGACTAAGCCCACACGAAATCGAGAGCCGTAAGTTTGGAAGACCTACGATTGGGACGGGCAAGGTTTATCAGTTTGATGAATCTGAGTATGTTATATCTGACTTTTCAATTCATAATAAGTGGAAGACCATAGCGGGTCTGGATGTAGGCATCTCGCACCCGACCTGTGCCGTTAGGCTATCCATTGATGAAGATACGGGCGTAGGATATATCCATCAGGAGTACAAACAATCAGGTGAAACCTCTATATATCACGCTTATAAACTGAGAGATTGGCCGTGTCGCTTTGCTATTGATCCAAATTCAAGACAGCGTTCGATTGCTAGTGGCGATTCTCCGTACAAGATGTTTCAAGACATCTTTGAGGAAGATCGACTATTGGTTGCAGATAATAGGGTCAACTATGGGATATCATTTGTTAGAGCAAAAATAGCCTCCGAACAGTTGTATATTTTTGAGTCTTGCGTTGAAACCCTAAAAGAGATGCGGCTATATAGATTCAAGGAAAATGGAGATATTTTGAAAAAAGATGATGATTTGATGGATGCGTTTCGTTACTGTGTTACGGCATGGGACAAAGCCGTGTCTCCAGTCGATTTGTCAAAAGTCAATGTTGTAAAATATCAATGGAAGCCCCACAACAAAAAGATCGGTTACTAGGAGTCTATAAATGGTTATGGAATTTGGAAATATTGAACAGGGTCAACCCTATTCAATGACCACAGGTATTGCCAAGGTAGTGCAAGATAAGTTTACTTGGTGCAGGAACTTACGCTTCTTGCAGCAGGAAAAGTGGTTATCGTCCAAGATGATGTTTGACGGTATTGATTATCAATCCGATGATGAGGTTAATAAATCAGGTTTATTCCTGAACTTCACACAAATGAAGTCAATGGCGGCTTACTCACAAATTATGTCGGCAATGGCGGGTGGAGATGATTATCCTTGGGATATCAAACCCACGCCTGATCCTGATTTAATTTCTCTAGGATTTAATAATGTAGCAGAAGCAGAAAAAGCAAATATACCCGAAGATCTTCAGACTAAAATTTTATCTGCTAATATTGCTTGCGATAATATGCGTGTAAAAATTTCAGATCAACTGAAAGAAAATCACTGGCTAGAAAAGTTCTCAACGGGCGTCTTAGATTTAGTTATTCTGGGAACCATGATTGTTAAGGGCCCTTTTTCTGGCCCGAAAGAAAAAAGAAAGTGGGTGCTCGTAGACGAGGAAGAAAGCCCTACGATGGCCACAAAATTAAAAAGCATGATTGGAATAACCAAAGCCGTTAAAAAGGTTTTTAAGTTGGTTTCTTCTAACGAAGACCCAATGCCTGAGTTTGAAATTGTTTCTCCCTTTGAGTTCTATCCTGATCCATCTGCCTTTACCATTAAAGACTGCATGTGGGCTATTCATCGAAGAGTGCTCAACAAATCACAACTTATCGAACTGGGTAAGGTCGATGGGTTTCAACAAGAAGAAATTGATAAGGTGCTAAGTGCGTATCCAAAAGGAAACTGGACTGCCGAAGTATGGGAAAGCCGTGTGTATTCACTTAACCAGCGTCAGACTCCGTTGGTACGAGGAGATCGTTATGTGGCCCTTGAATATTGGGGCTACATATCTGGAGAAGAACTAGAAAAAGCGGGCGTTGATATGCCAAAAGATTATGATAAAAACGCCCAGTATATGTCCTGCATTTGGACGGTTGGAAACTATTGCATTAAAATTGCCATCAGTTCTCTTGAGCAACCTTATATTCCGTTTATGGTTTGCCCATATGAAAAAGTTCTTTACAGCATTTGGGGTCGTGGTATTCCAGAGAAAATGCGTGATCCACAAGATATCGTAAATGCTGCTGCTCGTGCGATGGTAGACAATATGGGTATTGCCGCAGGGCCGCAGGTTATTTACGATACGAGCCGAATGATTAACGGATTTAAGTTTGAGGGCCTCAAGCCGTGGGGCGTATGGCCGCTTAAGACGCTTGAAGGAGTTACGACCCCTCCTGTAACCTTTGTTCCTGTGCCCAGCATTTTGAACGAATTGAAATTATTACAAGATAACTTTAAAGTATTTATTCAAGAAGTAACCTCGATGCCTGATATGACTTCTGGTTTTGCGGGTACGGCTACGGGACAACATAACCGAACCTCAAGCGGTATGAGTATGTTGTTTAATGCGGCCAGCAATTATATTAAAGGGGTTATATTTAATCTCGATAATTATATTACCAAGCCTATGATAAGACGCATATATGACTGGAATATGCAATATTCTTCAGACATGCTAATTAAGGGCGATTTCTCTGTTGATGCAGGCGGAGTCCAAAGACTGATTGGGAACGAAGCACGAGGCCAGAATATGCAAGAACTCTTGGCACTTATGCAAGATCCAGACTTTAAGCCCTATATCAACAAAGTGAATATGCTCAAAGAGTGGATAAGAACCAGAGGCTTTAACGATACCGATATCGTAAACTCTGATGCTCAGGCCGATAAGATAAAGCAAGAAATGATGCAACAGTCTGCACAGCGGGCTGATGTTGAGAACGTGCCAAAGCGAAGGGCCGAGATGCCTCGACCTGATGCTCTGCTTGAGATGTTACAAAAGACCGAACCGAATAGTCCTTTGTTTGCTTCTATTTACGAGCAGGTTGCTTTGTCTCAAGATGCTATGAGCCCCGCCATGAAGGTTGCTTTAGACACCATGAAGGCACAGACTCTTGTGGCTGCAGAACAAGCCGTTTCTCAATTGCCACCTGAACTTGGAACTAAACTTCAATCAAGTCCTAAAGATTACGAAAGGTCTGCAGGTTATCCGCAAACGGCCCCGCAACCTAGTCAGGGACAAGGTGGAGTTCCGCCTGAGTTGTTAAATATGCTTCCACCAGAATTGCAACAAGCCGTTGCTACGGGTCAGGTTTCGCCAGAGCAATTAATGCAAATGGCACAACAACCACCTCAAGCATAAACGCTGATATGATACAATTTATATAAATTATGAAATTAACCAGCAAAGAAAAACTTTTTGAAGAGATTAAGCCTCTTGTCAATTCTCCCTATTGGGAAAAATTGCAAGATTTACTTGATCTTTTTATATCTGAAAAGCGTGATTCTTTAGAAAGAGTCACAAACTTTGAAGATGTAATGCGTCTTCGTGGTTCTATTGAATCGCTTAGAGAAGTCAAAGAGTTGGATAATGCTGTTAAATTGTTTGACGAGGCCACTAAGTTACAATCCCGTAACCGTGAGTCTCAATTATATGACCAAGCCAACTAGGCCGTCAAAGGAGTGACTTTATGTCCAGCAAGATGCAAGAAATCCGTGAAAACGCTAGACGAGCCGATGAACTCGCCAAGCAACTCGCCTCAGAGGGAAACCTTTTGCCAAAAGACGGTGTGAAAACATCTCTTTTCACCAATATGGTGCCAGAAAGCCTTACCCCTAGCGAGCCTGCCGCAGAACCCAAGGCACAGGAAATAGTTCCAGAAACCTTCAAAGAAGTTGAGGCCCCACAATCGAGTGCAACCGAAAACCTGTCTCAGCAAGAAGAAGAGGAAAAATTTATTTCTGAAAAGCAGTACAAATCTGCCGTCAAAGCCATGAACGAGGCTCAACGCAAGGCAGCCGAGGCTGAAAAACTATTGCGTGAACAAGCCGAACAAAACGAAATATTTCAAGCAGAATTGCAACAAATAAAGCACAAGTTACAAAGTGGTCAAGAAGTCTCAGAAGAAGATTCTTTTTCTATTGATGAAATTTTGGCACCGTACAGCGAAGACCTTCCCGATACTACGGAAGTCGTTCGCCGTGCAACCAAAGCCATTCACGATAAGATGAACGAATCCTTCAATAGAAAATTAATGACTGTTGAACAACAAATTCAACGACAAAAAGAGGAAGCAGAAAAGATAAAGTTTATAGAGAAGATCCGTCAAAGAGACGAGGCCGTTCGCCAAAAGCATCCAGACTATGATGACATTAGATTGTCTGATGAGTTTAAAACTTGGATTTATGGCGAAGCACCAAGTTTATACCGTGCTGCCTATGAAGGAACTGTAGATTTTACCGATAGAGATGCTGACAAGATCATTAGCGACTATAAGGTTTTTTCTTCACCACAAAAAAGTGCACCTAACCGCCCTAAAGTTGGTTCGGCTGAAGTCGGAATTAAAACCCCTTCTTCCGTTGTTCCAGAAATGGGCATTTCTAATGAACCTGATTTTACTGCAGAAGATATGGAAAAACTGCCCTATATGATTCATCGAGTTAAAGACCCTGCTCAACGCAAGGCATTGATGGAGAAGGCAGACAGATATCTTCAAAGTATTTCTAAATAACTTAACCTAAAGGAAATTTCAAATGGCAACCTATAATTTACAAACAGGTGCTGATGGTTACTTTCAAAAACTTTCTGCTGAATTTACCGTTTTGCAAAAAACCGTAGATTTTGCTAAAGCCACTGGCTCTGCTTCTGGCGATACGGGAGATGTTCTTGAAGTAATCTCTATTCCTGCTAATTTTTACGTTCACGGAGTAATCGTTAATGTGACGACTGCTTCTACCACTGCTTCTTCTGTTGTTGAAGTTGGAGATGCTAACGACCCTAATGGTTGGCTAACTACTACCGCTGCAACGATGGCTTCAACTGGTGTTAAAGACGCTGATGGTGCTTATGTTTCTGCTAACGGCAAATTCTATGCTTCTGCTGACAGCATTGACATCACTCTTGGCACAACTGAACCCGAAAACGGTATCTGCGAAGTTATCGTTGTCGGTTTCCAATGCTAATTTTAATCAACTAATTTAAAGGAATTCTACAATGGGTTTATCAGTATCACGCACAGGTGCGAACCTTTCGGCTGGTGTGTTTGTCCCGCAGATTTACTCCGCTAAACTGCAAGACAAATTCTATGCGGCCTCTGTTGTTCCCGCCATCGCTAACCACAATTGGGAAGGCGAAATTATGGCTTTTGGCGACACCGTCAATATCCGTAAAGTCCCTACCATCACTATTCAAGATTACTCAGTGAACAATGCAATCAGCTATCAAGACGTTTCTGACGAGCAGATTCAATTGTTAATCAACAAAGCAAAATACTATGCTTTCAAAGTTGATTACATTGATGACTACCAGTCAGACATTGCTCTGATTGATACCATCACTCAAGACGCTGCTATGCAAATGGCAGTCACCGTAGACAAGTCTGTTCTTCAGGCCGTTTACGCTGATGCTTCTAACACGATTAATGCTGGAGCTCTTTCGTCTTTGACGACTGCTACCTACATTACTCCTCTGCTTGAAGCAGGTCAAAAACTTGATGAAAACAATGTTCCTCGTGACGGCAAACGTTGGGCTGTTATTACGCCTGAATATGCTCGTTACTTGAAACTCTCTGACTTGAAACAAGTCCTTACCACGGGTGACGATGAGTCTCCTCTCCGTAACGGCTTCGTTGGTCAGATTGATGGTATGAATATTTATATTTCTACCAACTTGCTAAACGCTGTGTCCAACAGCTCCACCGATACCAGCAAGATGCTGGTCGGTCACGAGTCTGCTTTGACCTTCGCTTCGCAATTCGTCAAGCACGAAATGTTACCGTTGCAAAACACTTTCGGCTACGGAATCAAAGGTCTACAAGTCTACGGATTTAAGACCGTGAAACCTGAGTCCTTAGTGACTGTCACCTGCTACTAATTGTTTAGTAGTAGTTCTCAAACGCAATGAGGGAAAGGGGGGTTTCGGCCCCCCAATCTCTTACCCCCAATGGAGAATGTATGGTAAAACAACTCGTCAAAATCGTAAACACAGGCAATAACAGAACCTTTGAAGGTTCTGAAATTCTAAACCCACATCTTTTAAGACACGCTGAGGACAATCCAGATACCTACGAAATGGTATTTATGGAAATCAAAGAAACCGAAGAAGCGGGAAAACCCCTTACTTTGTCTAGGCTGATGGGAAAGAGTGTCAAGGAAATCCAAAAGATTGCCTCAGACAACAAAATATCCTTCCCTATTCCAATGTCCCAAATGACTAAATCAGAAATCGCTAGTGCTATCATTGAAAGTATGAAGGGGAAATAATTTAGGGGATAGCGAATGGCATATACCGTAAGGTCTATACTAGGAAAAACAAGGTTACACCGACCCGACCTTCGGGAAGCAGAAGTTGATTATCTTGCTCAAGAGATTGTTCGCAGGATATGCCGACTTACGATGTTAGCCCAAAAAGAACTAACCATAGACTTCGCAGGGCCACTTGCTCAATTCGCCCTTATTGACCCCGATGGAGATAACATTAACCGAGTCCATTTGGTTCGGTATCAAGACTCCATTATTTCGCACCCATCTGCACCCACCGCAGCTCTTACGGCAGGAACAGGATTTACTACGGGCAATAGAGTTCTCTATACCGTTGTAGCCGTAGGCGGTCAAGGTTGGATGTCAAAACATTCAGAACTTGGAACTGTGGTTACAACTTCTGGAAACAATCAAGTTATCGTTACAATGCCGTCTATACCCAATGCACCTTATGGGTTTGACCATTTTAATCTGTACCGACAAGTAGCAAACTCTGCTAATGATAAGGTCGTTACAGGAATCAGCATTGCATCACAAGCCGTTATTACTTCTGCATCTCACGGATATGCCGTTGGAGATTATGTTGTGTTGTTTAGTGTTGGTGGAATGACTGCCATCAACGGCAAATTACTAGAAATTACCGCAGTCACCACCAATACCTTTACTGTTGATTTAGACACAACCGATTCATCAAAATATTCCATTTACACTTCGGGTGGAACCATAACGCTCGTTGATATGAACAGTTGGAATCTATGCAATACGCAGTTCACCAATAGTCTAACGGTGGGTGTTGATACCAACAACTCTTATGCGGGTACTGTTACTATCTCTAGTGTTACCTATAATTACATCAACTTTGAAACATCAACTTCTGAAATTAATATTATTCCTACGGGCGATTACCGAACTCTTGGGGAAGGTAACTTTGTAGATATTAATAACAGTTTAGCCAAGCCCGACTCTGTATTTGGAACTCCTCAGATATGGGCTTATGATGCGGATACCAATATGATTAAGGTGTTCCCGCCCACAAGCGAAGCTATTGATTCGGCTCGTTTTCAGATTACCTACTCCTATATTCCCGTAGGTGAAATTGATACTATTCCCTTACTTCCCGAATCAGAAGAAGCCGTTTACTACGGAACGCTTGGTGAAGCGTATATGTTGCCTGGCCCTGGTCAGAACTTAGAACTCGCCAAAAACTATGAAATCAAATTTAATTTTGAGATGTCTAATCTTAAAGCCGTTGCCATACAAGGCAATAGTGGTCGCCTTACGGTTCCCGCTAGACCCTTGGGTGGTCGTAGAAGAAAACCCTTTGGAGCCTTTGGCGACCCTTGGGGTTCTAGTTGGGGTTGGTAATGCCTACGATTGTCTCTACTCTTGTACCTCAAACTCTTGAAGAATTAAGAACTGACCTTCGTTTACTCGTTGGTGACATAGAATCTTTATCAACTTCGTTCACCGACTCAACAATGAACCAAGCCCTGAACTTTGCCGTTCAGCATTACTTAAGGATTACTGGAAAATCTTATGTTGAAAATACTGCTAGTCTCACTTCTGGTGTTGCTACTATCCCAAATCCATATATTCAAATCAACCGTGTTGGTTACGGAAGTCCAAACTCGTGGCTACTTAATTCTTCTGTGGCTGAAGAAACAAATAAAAACCCTAATTGGGAAAATGTAACGGGTAACGCTAAACGATGGGTACTCTTTGATGGTCAAACCATTAGGGTAACGCCCATTCCTGCCAATGGAACCATTACCTTTGGATACATTGAAGAACCTACCGCAATGGCCGATAAACGCACGATAACGGGGATTACCCAAGCATCAAGCGGTGTAGTGACTTCGGCTAATCACGGATTCTCTGTGGGTAGAAAAGTCAAATTTGGTAGCATTACCACGATGACTCAACTTAATAACCAAATTGCAACCATAACAGCAACCACCACAAACACCTTTACGATTGATATTAATACGACTTCTTATACTGCCTTTAGTAGCGGTACGGGATACGCCTATGACTTGGTAGACCCTAGAGTAAACATCACTCACCAAAGAAGTCTTAAGTATGCCGCAGCGTATTGGTTGTTGATGATTGATGGAGATACCAATAATTTCCAATCAGCAGGTGTATTTATGCAGCAATTTACTGAGCTTATTAAGGAGTTGTAATGTCATTAGTAGGAAACCGATACATTCAAGCAACTGACCCAGGAGCCGTTGGCGTAGGATACCAATGGTTAGATACCGATACCTCATTGTTATACGAGAGAAACGGCTCTAATACTGCTTGGGTTCAAGTCTATAACACCAATCAAACGAACGGTGGTTTACTGCCCCAAACGGGTGGTTCTGTTACGGGAGCCATTACGGGTACAACGGGTTGGGCCCCTTCGGATAATCCCAACTTCGCTACCGCAGCCAAGATTGCGGGACAAAACATCGCAACCGTAAACTATGTTAATCAACAAGTTTCTTCTTTTAATGATGTTTTATCCGCTAAAATTTCACAAGCCATTGCCGCTACTACGTCATCCATTAATACCAATGCCAATATTGCCAAATCGGGTCAGGGTGCAAAACTAAACGGATACTTCTCGCCAAAACAGAATTACCCACAAACAAGTACGACAGGTGATGCTGCCGTTACTGCCTTAGACGCTATTCCGTTGCCCTACTACCCTGATAGCGGTGGTCAGGCTCAAGAGAGCGACTGCATCTGGATTGGTACTATGGCTTTGAGTGCATCAGACAGAAATCAATTTGGTTCAAGAGTTGTAGACAATAGTGTTTCAGGAAAGAGTTGGATAAGCATTTTTTATCAAACAGCCACAAACCGTGTTTATAAGTCTTATTTATATCAAGGCTCGGATAGCAGTTTTGGTACAAACTTTACCTTTACTTCTATGGGTATGAACTGGTTGATTTTTGCGGTGAACTCATCACAATGAAGCAGATAAGACTTGATTTTAGCGGTGGTTTAAACATCATAGCCGACAAGTCGGTTTTACCCGACAAGTTTGGCACGGTGATGGATAACATTGATTTGCGTAGTGGATTCCCACGATGCTTCAAGGAACCTCTGTTTAATCGTATCGTATCGGGTTCAACGACCAAGAAAATCTTTAACTTTAGGGGAAGATGGATATTCTCGGATAGGTGGAGAGACTATGTTGCCGATTACATTAATGGCATAGAACGCATCTATTGGTCAGAGTCTATTAACAGTGTTGAATATACTGGAACTGAAGATTTGCTTCCACAAAAGATGATTGAAGGTACAACTGTTCCCTTGGGAACTGCAAGACCTGCCTCTGCCCCTATTGTGTCTCAAGGAAAAAACATTGTTCCAAGAATGGAATCTCCCGTAGCCACTGATGGTGGATTTCTTGGAGAGGGAACATACCATTATGCGGTTTCAGCCGAATTCACAAAGGGAGTTACCGCCCCTTCAGATATGGTCAGTATATCTATTGCCCAGAACCAAAGCAAAAATGTCACATTGAATTGGTCTTATGTTGAAGATGCCATTGCTTATATCATTTGGGGTCGTGCAAATACCTACTCAGAAATGAGAAGAATACAGAAGGTATCTTCTTCTATTTTAACATTTACGGATAATGGTTCTATTACTCCCAAGAACGATAGCCCCAATGAATACTTTGACAATACTCCTATTACTTATGTTTATTCATACGAACGAGATGTTAATAACGTATTTAATGAATCGGGTATCAGTGAAGTGTCCGATAGAATTAAAACCAATGCAGGTAGAAACGTAGCAAGAGACATTCTTAATGATGGTTACTTCTCTCAAGAGAGTGCCGTCAGCATTAGCACAGATGATGGCTATTCTTTTACGGTTGAGCCAAGACCCTCTACGGCTGACACTTTCCCCTATTATGTGCCTATTGAGGTTATAGGTGCTTCTTACGACCAATACCTAGACCAAGTTACCTTTACCACACTTACAGCTCATAAACTAACTACTGATGATGAAATTAAATTTACAGGCACATCGTGGCAAAATCCTTCCTATAACGGAAAGAAATATAAAGTTATTGTTTTGGATTCAAC